ATCATCCAGCATTTTCTTTGGCAGACTCTCCAGTGTTTCCTTTGATGCCAGGATTGCCTGTTCCCTAGGAGTACGCCCACCAAGGCGCCCGCCACCGGCTTCACCGCCAGGAGTAGGTTCCAACGTCCCAAACTTGAGGTTCTCCTGCATAGGAGTCCTCTTTTGTATGGTTGTCTTATCAATAATATGAAGTTGTCGGTCTGCCCCTTTAGGAGCTATTTCACTACCTTCTTTATCTACCGCAAAGCCTCGCAGGAACTTGTCGTCCTCTGCTTCCACGCGCAGGGTAACCGTCCTTTTTACCCCAGCGTGGTCAACGGTAGTCACTCGCTCAAAGCGCCCAGCTCGCCCACCACCCTCTGCACCCCTACCCATATTCCTTATAGCATCCTGAATGATAGGTGTCTCTCTGATAGCCCGTGACAGCTTAGATACTCCTGATAATCCCTCTCTACCTAGCGTGGTGAGGCCTCTCATTGTGCCACGAAGGGCAGCACGGGTCACGCCAGTACCAATGAGGTTGTCCG